GGAAAAAGTTCTTTGATAGATACAGAAAATTCTACATTTAGGAAAGGAAGTGATAAAAGTGGCAGAGAAACTTACATTGGCATCTATGTGTGCCGGAGGCGTTCAGGAAAGAATCGACAGAGCGTTGGCAAAGATTTCTGACAACATTCTCGATTTGAATACGGATGCCAAGAAGAAAAGAACTCTCGACATTAAGATTGTTCTCACTCCATCAGAGGATGATAGAGAAGATGTTGCTGTTGAGGTTCAGACTTCCGTTAAGTTGGCTCCTGAGATGGGACTGAAAACTCAGTTATTCATCAACAAGGACTTCCGTAGCGGCGTAACAACACTCACAGAACACGCAAAGGGCGCAATCAAAGGTCAGCTTACTCTTGATGAGTGTGGTATGTGCATGGATCCGGAAAAGGATTCCACGCCGACAGCAGAGGAACTTGGATGCGATCCTGAGACCGGAGAGGTATTGGAAGAAAAATCTGAACCTCCAAAAGAGAGCACGAAAGTAATCAGCATGAGAGACGCAGTAAACAGTTAGGAGGACGTTATGTACGATAAAAAACCTATGGAATTAGCTGACACCGCAGAAATGATGATGAGTAAGGACTACAAAGAACGCTTTAGAGCGGAGTATTGTCAGGTTGTTATTCGTTATCAGAAGTTAAAGGCAATGCTTGAAAAGTGGGACAACGGAGAACTCAATTTTACCCCTACTTGTCCGAGAAGCACCTACAATATGCAGATTAAAGCCATGACAGACTATATTGCTGTTCTTGAAGCAAGAGCTGTTATGGAGAATGTTGAGCTGCAGGAGGTTTAATCATGGATTTTGGAAAAGCATTAGAAGCCGTTAAAAGCGGCAAGAAGATATTCCGTCTCGGATGGAACGGAAAGGGAATGTTTGTTGTGTACCAGAAAGGCTACCCTGACGGCATCCCTTGTAACTTACAGACAGCCAAAGCATGGGGGATGAATGAGGGAGACTTATTCAAATGTGACCCTTACTTGCAGATTAAAACCGCAGATGGTTCTCATGCGATGTGGGTTCCGTCAATCGGAGATATTCTGGCAGAGGATTGGCAGATTATCCAGTAACAGGAGGAAAATATGTTAAAAGCAGCTATTGAGAAAATTCTTTCTCTCGATGCTCCCCATATTGAGGAAATTGAGGGAAGAACCTATGTAGACAAAGATATGACGCAGATCGGCAAGGAACTCAGAGCAACCAGTATCACAATGAGTAATCTGAGCAGCCTTGTGGATTTCATCAAAAAGAGTAAAGCAGATTTCAAGACCGGTCATTACATCGCCCAGGTGGTATCTCCTACTGAGGTTCGTCTGTTCTCCAGTTTGGATGCAGACCGCCAGAGAGAAACACTGGCAGTTGTCAAAGCAGAGATCCCGGAGTTTTCATTCGGTCAGTTCATCGGAAACGAAGAGTTTGTTATCGGTGTGCAGTCCAAGTTCTTAAACGAGGATGCTGAGGCAAATGATAAGCCTATCATCTTACAGTTTGCCGGAAATGTTAAGGCCGGCACTGTTGCAGAATACGGAGACACCGGAGTAGGGCAGAAAGCGGCAATCAAGAAAGGCGTTGCCTCTCTGCAGGAAGTTGAAGTTCCGAGTCCTTGCCGCCTGATGCCGTACAGAACCTTTACAGAAGTTGCACAGCCTATGAGTAACTTTATTTTCAGAGTAAAGGACAATGATCGCTATGGCGTTACCTGTGCCTTATTTGAGGCAGACGGAGGTGCATGGAAGAATGAGGCGAAAGCCAACATCAAAGCGTATCTCGAAAAAGAACTTGCGGATGTATCAAACATTTTCGTGATTTCCTAAATAATCGTAACCCGTAAATATGTTTCTGCAATTATCTCCTAAGATTGGTCTCTGAGGAAAATATGTCACGAAAACCGCAGAACACACAAACGGTTTACCTCCTTTTAAGAAATTCGATTAGTTAAATGGTATAAACCCCTGACAAGGATCTTTTGTTAAATTACCCAGGAGCCGTCATTCCGGCGGCTCCACCCATAATGAAAGAAAGGAGGGCTTAGGGATGCACAAGGTTGTTATCAAAGGAAATTATTACGGCAGAACCAGAACCTTACCGGATCTTAACGATTACCTACATGAGTGTGCAAGGCATCCTCAGATGGGTGCAAAAATGAAAAGAGATTACCAGATGATCGTGTGTAACGCTATCAGGACACAGTTGCCGAGACTTACGATTACAAACCCTATCATCATTCATTACAACTTTTATGAGCCGGATAAACAGCGTGACAAGGGCAATATTTTTTCCTTTGCAGACAAAGTTTTTCAGGATGCTTTACAGAAATGCGGAGTGATTAAAAACGATGGATGGAAAGAAATCGAAAACTTTACGCATGACTTCTATGTGGATAAGAAAAACCCAAGGATTGAGATATTCCTTGAAGAGATAGAGAAAGGACCGTTCGATGGCTGAGAAAAAGTATTTTTGGCTCAAAATGCCCCGGAACTTCTTTGAAAAACACTATATCAAGATACTTAGAGCAAAGGATAATGGCGATCTTTTGGTTATGTTCTATATATGGATGATTACAGAGTCAATCGACCATGAGGGCAAACTGCGATTTTCCGAAGATATTCCGTATGACGCAGAAATGTTGGCGGAAGCATCCGGTTTTGCGTTACAGATTGTTACACAAGCGTTACAACAATTTTCAAAATTACAGCTTGTGGTTACGGAAAGTGACGGCACACTATTTTTACCAAAATCTCTGAAAATGATTGGGTCTGAATCGGCATCCGCACAGAGGGTTAGGGAGTATCGGGAGAGAGAAAAAAACAAGACAAAACCCACTGAGACACCCGAAAACGCTGAATGTAACGAACGTGTAACAGAGAGTAACGTTAATGTTCAAAAAGGTAACATAGAGAAAGAGTTAGAGAAAGAGTTAGAGAAAGAAAATAAAAAAGGGGGAAAGAGGGAAACTACCCAATCAATTTTTGAAAGGCTTCTCCCTGAGTACACCATCTCTGATGTAATGGCAGATAAACTTCGCGAATGGTTCAAGTATAAGACGGAACGGAAAGACGGATATAAGGAACAGGGCATGAAGTCGTTGTTAAAACAGGTTGCCAATAAGGTCTCTGTCTATGGAGATACTGCCGTATGCAATCTTATTGATGAATGTATGTCGAATGGATGGAAAGGCATTATTTGGGATAAATTGCAATCATCTTCTGCATACAGAAATAGCGGAGATCGCATTGGAAACAGAGTAAAGGATGTGGATGGCTGGTAATGGAAAGAGAAGAATTTAAGATTTTGGTAAAAGCTATGAAAGCGGTCTACGCACAGCCGACATTCATACCAGATAAAGACGCTTTCGATGTGTGGTATGGATTATTACAAGATCTTCCGTATGAGCAGGCAAATTTGGCGATACAAAAGTACATGACGAGTGAACGTTTTCCACCAACCATCGCAGATATTCGCACTAAAGCAACGGAGATAATTGCTCCGGCGGAAGAAAGCATGAGCGAACTGCAGGCATGGGCGTTGGTACAGAGAGCGTTAAGGAACTCCGGTTATAACTCAGAAGAGGAATTTGCAAAACTGCCGGAGGCGTGCCAAAGAGCTGTTGGAACGGCGGCAAACCTCAAAGAGTGGGCGTTGATGGATTCAGACCAAGTGGCAACCATTGAACAGTCACACTTTATCAGGAACTATCGGACTTCGGTGCAGCGGATGAAAGAAGAGGCACGTCTGCCGGAGAATGTAAGGATGCTCATAGCCGATATGGGGAAGAAACACGCAGCACTTATGGAAAAGGCAGTAGACCCGCAGATAGAAATGCAAAAAATTGAAGTGCCGGAGGAAAAGACCGAACCACCATCCGGTATGTCAAACGAAACCAGAAAGAGACTGGATGAAATGTATGAGAAGTTCGGTGTTAAAAAGTAACGGAGGAAAGGGCAGCGCGCATAAATCCTGGGAACCTCTGAAATGGATTGAGAAAATTATCATACAAAGAGATGAGGGAAAGAGGATTGTGTCCGAAGTGTGGTAAAGAAAACCCAACGCCGGAAAGATCCATGTGTCCTGACTGTGCGGCAAGAAATTCTGAATTACGCAAGCAGAACCGAAAATACCATGAAAGGATTGGGATATGCACTCATTGTGGGAAAAATCCAGCAGAACCTAACAAAAAGCTATGTTATGAGTGTTTGGGTCAATTTCAAGATAGTTATTCGGAAAAAGGGAAAACCGATGAACAGAAAGAGAAAGATCGGCTGAGGAAAAGGCAGTTAAAACAGACACGCATCGAAAACGGGCTATGCCCCAGATGCGGAAAACATCAATCACAGAATGGTGGTTTGTGCCAGAGATGCAGGGCGTATCTGAAAAATTATAGAGACAAAAACCGATGCGATTTGTCACGTTCAGAGAGACCGGACTACGGCATTTGCTATATATGTGGCAAAAATCCAACAATGAAAGGGAAAAAGGTGTGCGATAAGTGTTATGAAACACGGCTGAGTACCTTACCGGCAATGTGGGAAAATGCGAATAATGACTACTTCCGGCAGCTTAATTATGCGAGATTTTGCATGATAAAAAATCAAAGAAAGGAGAAAACGAGTGGATCAGATTTCAATGTTTGATTTAATGTACCCAACATTTAAGACTGACAACCCAGTGCGATTGATAGAATTGTTTGCCGGGGTTGGTTCTCAGGCGATGGCACTTCGTAATCTTGGCGTACCGTTTGAACATTACCTTATGTCTGAATGGGAAATGCACGCCACGGCATCATACAAAGCTATTCACATGGCGGACGATGATACGGATTACAGTGCAGAAATGAGTTCTGAGGATGTTATACAGGCACTTACTCAGTTGGGAATATCCGTGGATGGAAAGAAACCTCTCACGGAAGAGCAGATAAGGAGTCATTCATACAGTGACGCATGGCGCAGAGAATGTTACAACAACATAAAAGCCACGCACAACCTTGTCAACATTTGCTCAATGAGGGGGGGTGATCTGGCAATAACGAATACTGACAGATACACCTACCTTATGACGTATTCGTTTCCATAAGACCTTGCCAGGACTTATCACTCGCCGGAAAGATGCGAGGAATGAAAAAAGGATCAGGAACACGTTCCGGGTTACTGTGGGAAGTTGAAAGACTTCTGAATGAGACAGAAAATCTTCCCCAGATACTTCTCATGGAGAATGTGCCACAGGTTATCAGCGCAGACAACATAGACGATTTTCATAGCTGGTGCAGCTTTCTTGAAAGCAAGGGA